TTACCGATATCGATAAATCCACGTGGATTATTGCATTTGCAGTATTTCTTTTAGGATTTTTTATGGGAAAGACGATGCAACCAGTCATCTTAAGATATACTTAAGTCTCTTATACGAGTCGAGAGTTTTGTATCTGTGTCCTCGTACATATCGTTATTCACACCCTTTTGCGGAAATCCACTTAACCAGTTAGTCTCCGGAATAGATGAATAAGCAACAAACGTACCTATGTCACCATATCTTGGGGGAATTCCATCTCGCCCAAAAAGAATGGGACCCCTGTGTGTATCTTCGACGAAACCATCCGTTGTTGAAATCTCACCGGTACCTGTATCAGTTGCTACTGAACCTAAATCTGTTTTGTTTTTTAAATTGTAATTTGGTTTAAAAAACAAAATAAAGAAAGCTCCGACTAACAATATTGTTAGAATTATACGAAGCATTTTTATTTAATGTATATGAATATTATTTACGCAGAAGAAACTTCGGGTTCTCCCTCCTCCTTTACCTCCTCCAACTTAGCATCCCTAGACGCCTCCTCCTCGCGCTGCTTCTGTCGCTGCTTCATCTCCTCAGCAACAATCTCATCAGCCTCCTTTACAAGCTCCTCCATGGGAGTGTCAGGCTTTTCCTTCTTGAGCCGTTCGAGGACCTCGGCTGGGTGAGAGATAGGAGCCTCATCGGGCTTGTTGTAAAACTTAGAATTATCATCACCTGATACGAAATGATTCTTCTCAGCCATCATCGCTGTTTTACGTTCGTTAAACATACGAGCAGCCTCGGACTGGTTCTCCCTGTAGCCCTTCATAATCTCTTCGAGTTTATCGTTGGTATAGTGAACATCTTCAATCTTATCGGAATCGGGAGGGATCAAAAGCCACTTATACATGTCAACTACGTAAATATCGAAAGTGGCATCCTCCTTCTGTAGACGTGCAGCGTGCTTAGCGGCCTCATCACGGGTGGCAAATGCACCACGGATCTTAATACCAAACTTCTCATTCTTCTGAGGGCACTCAGGACCAACAATGGATAGACAAGCAAAGATCTGACCGGGTACAGTGGTGTAATCTGTTTCGAGAGACATTATATTTATGTGTTGGCTTAAAACTTTAAGCTACTATCTGTATAAATGCATGAGTATTGGGATAAACAACCCGTACCTCGTGAAGGGACTACACCTGGTGAAATAGACGAGTCTCGTGACGTTGTAAAAAAAACGACAAAACTACCAAATGGTTTCGTGTGGTCCTCGTGTACTCTTAAAGAAGCGTGTGAGTTTTTAAATTCCCATTATGTATCCGATGGAGTATTTAGGCTTTGTCATGACGTTGAAGCTTTAAAATGGTCCATGGATGAGAGTGCTGTTATTCGTAAAAAAGATACAAATCAAATTATTGGGTATATAACAAGTTCAAATGTTGATACAATCATTGACACAAATGTACTGAAAATGGTCCATATCAGTTTCTTATGTGTTCATGGTGAATATAGAAATTTTAGGCTCGCACCAATTCTTATATCTGAAATCAAACGACGCGCAAACAAAAAAGATGTATGGCAGGCTATATACACTGTCCACACGAAACTACCAACCCCAATTACGAAATCTTATATGTGGCATCGTCATTTAAATAGTGAAGCTCTCGTTAAAAACAAATTTTGTCAAGTGGACCATACTCGTAAAAACTTTTACCAAGTTCGTGGTTCGTGTAAGAATGTTTGGCGAAAAATGACACTCGAAGATATTCCTAGAGTGACTAAAATTTTACAGGGATATAATGAAAAGTTTAGAATTGCACCAGTTGTAAACGAAGAATATGTAAAGCGAAGGGTATTACCAATTTATTCATTTGTGAATGATGAAAACGACGATTTTATATCATTCTATGGAGCTCCATATGAACGTATCGATGGTTTAGGTACAGTTAAACAAGTATATAGGTATTACGTAGTGGGAGATGTATATGATGATGCATTCATCATAGCTAAGAATTATGGCTACCATATCTTCAATAGTCCTGAAGTGGGTATGACTGTAGAAAGTTTAGAAAAACTGAAATTTATGAAAGGTAATTACGTATATTATTATATGTTCAACTGGCACCTAAATGAAATGATCGAACCTAAAGAAATAAACCTTATTATTCCATAAGATGAAATGGAAGTAATTCGTAAAAATCACAATGATGCCAAGAGAAATCTTATCCAGTCTGTTTCAAAAGAAGGTGAACACATTCTTGATGTAGGATGTGGTTTCGGTGGAGATCTTCAAAAATGGCACAAGTGTGGGGTAAACATTAACATGTGTGACCCAGAGCCATCAGCCCTAGAAGAGGCTCGTTCACGTGCAAAAAATATGCACATGCGCGTGAACTTTTATGAGGGTGATATTCATAACTGCCCAAACAGAGCGTTTAATATCGTGTGTTTTAACTTTTCACTGCATTATATTTTTGCCAGTAAAGGTTTATTTTTCAGTTCTATTCGTGAAATAAAAAAGAGGGTAAAACCTGGTGGACTTCTTATAGGTATCATTCCAGACTCTGAAAAAATTATTTTTAAAACACCACTCATTGATGAAACGGGTAATTTTTTCAAACTAAAAGACCATGGAAATGGTGGTTTTGGTGAAAAATTATTTGTAAACCTGGTCGACACACCTTATTATGCGGATGGTCCAAAATCAGAACCGGTAGCTTTTAAAGACCTTTTGGTCACACATCTAGAAGAGTTGGGATTTAGCTTACAACTTTGGGAAGGACTAACAGGGAATCCCATCTCAGAGTTATATAGTAAATTTATCTTTGTATATAAGAGATGATAGCTTTGATTATATTATTATTAATCAATTTAGTTATTCTTTACACGACTAGAGAACCCCAGGAGCTTGTCGAAGTAAAGGAGAAGTATCGTATTCTTAGAGAACACATTCGTGACACAGGAAATGAAAAGTTTAAAATGCTTGTTCGTCCTACACCGATAACCGGTTTGAAGAGAATGAACGGCTCTGTAGGATCCAATACAAACAAAGGGGGTGAAATAGTTTTATGCTTAGATGGCAAAACGAATGAGATTTTTCATGTTCTTATACATGAATTGGCTCACTCAACAGTAGATGAATATTCTCATTCACCAGAGTTCTGGAAAAATTACGTTGAACTTCGAAATATATGCGTACATCTAGACATTTACCAGCAGATACCACAGAGAACAGAATTTTGTGGTCAGCATATTCAGGATAAATAATCTCACTCTAGTTTAAATGAAGACACCAGTGAACATTTTACTCACTGCCATCGCGTATTGGTTGGCTTTGTATGCTACAACCCTTGTACCCCTCGTGTCTAAGAACTACTACGTGAATCTCGTATGGATGACTGTAATGATACCAAATATCATTCGTTTTGCGATTGGTAATATTCCCAGACTCGCTGTAGACAGGGTATTCTTCTTGTCGGCTACATTCATTGCGTTAATTGCTACTTTCTTTATCAACCAAATTTCTGGTGAGACTAAGGATGCTATTACCGACCACACAGCTGACACTAATAAGAAGCTTAAATTGAGCGCCTTATTAGCGGGGACATTCACTATTGGTGTACTCGCGACGTATTATTCGGGTATTGATAACTCGATTTATAGTAATATGGGCTGGGAACGACCTGTTTAGGGCTTAATGACATAGTCCTTTACAATGTAAAAAGCTATACCAGCTACGACACCTGTCGTGGCAAGGCCAACCATACTCCTACCCCCTTGTTCGTTAAGGAACTTGGGGATAGAAGTCGCCAACTTGTCCTGAATAGGCTTGCTCACGGCAAGAGCGGTGCAGGCAGCAACTAGGGCAGCAGCCATCTGCTCGTCAGTGAGGTTTAAGGGGTTCTTACTTTCGGGCTTCTCGGCCTGGCCGTTAGCAGCGTGCATTCCCTGAGGTTGGGGAGCGGTCATCTGGGGCATCATACCCTGCATGCGGGGCTCCTCGGTCATCTGGGGTGGGTCCATCATAATATCATTAATTGGTGTAGAATCCATCGTCTCTTTACTTTGACTCACATTTTTTTCGGGTTGATTGTACGCTTGATTAGGGACAAAGGCTGTAGAAGGTTTATCCGTTAAAGGTACCATTCCTTCTCCGTCGTCTGCCAAATTCATGGTAGTCATTCGATCTGAAGCCATTTAATATACCCATAGTTTTTTGAACAATTATCGAGACGCACCTACTTAGTCTTTGTGATCTTGAGGTTTGTTTTCTTAGTCGCCTTCTTAGCATCTTGTTCTTTTTGGTCCATGTGCTTGGGGTTATACATCTTTTGATGAAGTTTCCATAAGTCTGGACCACCCACCCTGAAGTTTTTCCTTAGACTCGCTTTGTACCAAAATACACAATCCTGAATCTTGTTAGATTTTACCGTATTATCTAACACGAGACATTCATAATTCTCTGTGCAGGCGTCCATTACCTTGTTAAACATATCAAATGAGGGGAAGATGCCAAAAAACGATTTGTACAACTTTTCTCTATTTTGAAGGATGTTCTCCCTGAGAAGAAAGACATAATCAACGTTTGCTCGAAGTGCTGGAGGTAAATCCATACAGTACTGCATCGTTAACATGAAGAAGATCTTCCAGTGTCGCCCATTCATAAAACACTGCCGAATACATGTATCCTTGAGAAACTTGTTGTCATACATACAGTCATCAAGAAGCATGAAAGCGCCACAATTCTTTTTCCCATTACCCACCAATTTACGTTGCCTGGCCATAACCCTTTCTATAGCATCTCTGTCATAGTCACCATAAACAAACAAGTCAGGAATGAATTCCGAATAAAAGTGGTTCCCCTCTTCTGTTCCTGAAAGAACAATACCTGCAGGCAGATGTTTCTTATGATACATGATATCTTTCACCAGGGTCGACTTACCGGTATTACGCTTTCCAATAAAAACACATACCCGATCGTCTGTGATACTCTCAGGTTTGAATTTCTTCAACTGGAGATTCATTCTACTGTAGTGTTTCGTTTTATTTAACAAAATTTTACTCATATACATTAGGAATGGCTGGTCGACTGAGACTTGCTGCCACTGGGGTCCAAGATGAATGGCTCACAGGTGAACCACAGTTTTCATACTTTCTAACAAACTTCAAAAGACATTCAAAATTTGCTTTTGATTATGTTGAGAGTCAATTTGATGGAGATATAGATTTTGATAAGACCATTACATGTAGAGTACCTGGNGATAAAGGTGATTTGGTTAAGAACCTTACGCTGAAAATAACTCTCCAAGACCCAACTCCGGAGGATAGTGGTTCAAATGATAATATATGGTGTCCTTCTGTTATAACTCATCTAATCGAGCATGCAGATCTTCTTATAGGGGGGCAAATGGTTGAAAGACTCACAGGAGAGTATATTTACATGCATCAACAACTTTACAATACAAGTGATGATGTAGACCAGACAATATACTTTTTAACTGGACATGGTAATATTTTGAGTTA